ATGTTTGAGCAAAGCCAAGTAACCACGTATTCAGCAACCCTGTTGGGTGCAAAACAATTTAAAGGCGAAATCGACGGTAACAAAATCGATTCTTGCACAGTTTTGGTAGCCAGCCCAATGCCGTCAAACGGAAATGCTGTGGGCTTTACCGCAGCAAGCATGAAATTTGGCGATAGCCATAATTTCGACAAGCTGAAAAATCTTAAATTCCCATGCGCGGTTGATGTAACCGTAGCGATGGAATCAACAGGTAAAGGCCTTGTTCCTAAATTGCTTGATTTCCAAGTTAAAGGCGCAGCGCCCAAAGCCTAAGAAAGGCTGAATCATGAGTAAGTATCAGCAAAAATTTATTGTTCAAGAACTGGAAAACCATGAGTTCATCTATCCCGATCCATTCGGCGATATTGGCTTTACGCCTAACATTAAATCTGCCGGTCAGTATGAAAGCTATGAAGACGCTTTCAGTTCGGCGATTGAAGAAATCGGCGGCGAATTTTTAATTTTCAGTTTTTATACAAAAGAAGATTAAGTTTAAGAGGCTCGGCGGGCGGTCTCTAAAACCTTCACATAGCCCGCAAACACATTTTTTTAAACATTTCGTTAAGGAAAACATCATGAAATTGATGAACACTTGCCGTAAATACGGCGCAAAACTGGCCGTTGTTGCCGCAGCTCCATTGGCTTTTGCTACTCAAGCATGGGCCGAAGTACCTGAAAGCGTGAAAACCGATTTGGCTACTGCAAAGACTGACGCATTATCTGTTGCGGCCATCGTACTGGGTATTATCGCTTCAATCTTCGCTATCCAGCTGATCCGCCGCGTATTGCGCTAATTTGAAGCATATTTCAGACGACCCCTTAAAGGTCGTCTGAATACTAATTGACATGAGAATTTAAACAATGGGCTACCAAGTCGGAAATAATTGTTACGCAACCCGTCAGGATGCCGAAAACGTCTATTTCAGTTTAGTGCCTCCCAAAATTGGCGATGACGGAAAGCTATATCAGCTTAATTTTACTAAGTTTGGCTGGAAATATGGGGAGCAGATTTTAAAAGCTGAATTGCCAGAATGTAACCCAATAGACAGCATGAAGGACGGTTCGTATATAGGCTGGTCAGTAGTTGCCATCATGGCAGCGGTTTGGGGTATTAGGTTGATATGGCAGAAATTGAGATAGAACCATGATGGATTTTTATTTTTATCTTGGTGTGTTTATTCCGGTCGTGGTGGGCTGGATGATTTTTAAATGACGTGGCTATATAATCTAACTTTCAGCAATCATTACGAAAGTTAGTATTATGTTTTATATTTCAGAAGAAGAATTGAGATTCAAAAAAGACACGAATCCAGATTATTTAAATGAAAAATTGTGTCATGTTTTTATAGCTGAAATGTTCAAACTTAAAGAAATATATCCAATTTCTGATTTTAAGAACATGGTCAAAAGTGCAGCTCAATATTTCTTAAATCGAACATATCTTGATGATATGTTAGTTTTTTTTGAAGATGGCTCGTTTTTAAAATTTCAGTTTTTAGAACATGGCTTTGAATGCAAAGAGTTCTATGATGGGCAAATTTCTACGGCTTATTATTATGGCCGTTATTCTATTAGGATTTAATTTTAAAGTTCATGCTGAATTAGTTGTTGAATCAAATGGTAGAGTACGTGTTTCGACTGGCGGTTTTAATCAAAATGGCGTTAGAACTTGGCGGTATTTAGATAATGGTCGTGGTGGCATGGGTGGGAATATGTTTTATCATGAAAATTCCAGTAAATCCTTAGCTGTCCGTGATGTATCAACAGGCTTTAGATCTGCCTCAACTGTCCCCGTAACGTTAGAAGCTAGAGTATCCCGAAAAGCCGTCCTTTCAGGCGCATTTAACCTGGTAAAAAGAGGCGCTGCATTAGGAACACGTTTAAGTGGTTGGGGTACAGCTGCCTATTTTGCCTATGAAGCATATCAAGCTGTTAATCCGTCTTTAGAATCGGCAGGCTATGAATACAGTCAAGAACAAGGCGAATTTATAAAAGGCTATCCTGATGCTTTATGTTTAAAAGACCGTGCTGTTAATTCGTGTGTAGGTATTGATTCATCAATTATTAAAGCAAAAAACAAAGGCGGGCAAAGTGCTAAAGAAGCTGAAGAATTAATGAGAATGCTTGTCGAAAAAGATTTTCAAAAAACATCAAAAATAATTATAGAAGACAGGTACAAAGGAGCATATTTCCAATTTTGTTTTTTTATTGGTTCAGGCGTTTCATGTCAAATTAGCACTGGTACGCGATTTTGGTATGGTTCAAAAAATGGACTACATAGTGAAACTTTGACAGAAGAAAAATTCCTTGAAATCGCTACCCCATCTATTGATGGAAACCCAACGCCCTTTGTAGAAGGCACTGGCAAACCCGAATATAAAGAAAACATAAAAGTACCTGCCGGTACAGTTGTAACCATTGGCCCTGTCACTCCCGAAAACGGCAAGCCGGTGCAAATTACCATTACCTTCGGTCAAGATTCAAACGGCAATACAACGGCAAATGTCGCAACAACACAGCGTCCTGATTTGACACCGGGCGGATCTGAAGCACCCAATACAAAGCCTGATTCAGATCCTGCGCCTAATCCTGATGGAAAGCCCGATAAAAAACCTGATGATAAGCCTGATAAACGTCCAGATGATAAACCTGATCCGGATGATGATCCATCTGATAAAGATAAAAGAAAAGAAGATAAAAAAGATGACAAGAAAGAAGAATCCAAAGGGTTACTATGTAATATTTTCCCTGACATATTAGCTTGTTCAGAAAAAGGCGATGTAGAGGAACAAGAAGAACCTTTCAAAATTCCTCATACAAATAACGATACAACATTTAGCCCAGATTTCTTCCTACCCGATAATGGTGTTTGCCCTGCTCCACGAACTGCAACCTATTTGGGCATAACCATGGAATTTAAATATGACATGATTTGTAATTTTGCCGAAATGATCCGATTCCTTGTGATTGGTATCGCTGCGGTAGCAGCAGCATATATCATGTTTTCAAGTAGAAAGGACTAAAGCATGAAAGCTGCGTTTTTCGCCATATTACAAAGGCTATTAACCTATATTGTTGCAAAAGTATTTATTGCCCTTGGCATTAGTTTTGTAACTTATACAGGTTTTACAGTCGGATTAGGTTTTATAAAAGACTACGTAAAAAATCAGTTCAACTCAATGCCATCAGACATACTTCAAATTGTCATGATGGCAGGTTTCGGACATGCCTTAGGTCTGATATTCGGTGCATTTGCATTTAACGTTGCTATGCAAAGTATCAGCAAACTTTCTTTTATTCCAGGGGGAAAAGCTAAATGATAATTTTACAAACTGGTGTACCCGGTAGCGGAAAAACTAGCTCTGTTGTCAATATGCTGATGACAGACGAAAGCTACACACATTTTACTGATAAAGACGGCGTAAAGAAAAAACGTCCATTGTTCGTCAATGGCATTCCTGAATTGAAGATAGAACATGAAGAACTTACAGACGAACAAATTAAAGAAAAGCCATTTCAAGACTTCTTACCTTATGGTTCGCTCGTCATCATAGACGAAGCACAGCGTTTAATGGGGACTAGATCCGCCGCTTCAAAAGTACCTCCATTTATAGAAGCTTTGGCATTACATCGTCATCATGGTTTAGACATCGTTCTGATTACGCAACATCCAAGTTTTCTTGATAGTTTTGTAAGAAAGCTTGTGCAACGCCATATGCATGTATCGATTAAGCCGGTAGGACGTAAACTTTATGAATGGAACGAATGTGTAGATCAGCCTGACAGCAGTGTGAATATTGCTAAGGCAATAGAAAGAACGTTTGTAGTTCCTAAAAAGTCTTTTGGTATGTACAAATCCGCTGAGGTGCATACTAAGCCTAAAAGACGTATCCCAAAAAGTCTTATATTTGTAGCCTTGTTTTTACCTTTATTAATTGGTTTTGCCGTTTATACAATTAATGGAATGAGTAAACGATTTAGCGCAGACGAACAACAAACGACGGCCACAACTGCCGCGTCTTCTGACGTAGATGGTACGTCTGAACCCCAAAATACCGCTGCTCCTGCTGATATAGGCCAAAACCTAAAACCTGAAGACTTTGTCCCTGTTCTTGCCGAAAAGCCAGAAAGCAAACCTATATACAACGGTGTCCGCCAAGTCAAAACATTTGAATACCCTGTCGGCTGTGTTGATGGCGGCAAAAGTGGATGTACCTGTTACTCAAGTCAGGGCACACCGCTGAAAGAGATCACAAAAGCCATGTGCAAAGACTACGTCAAAAACGGCTTGCCGTTTAACCCGTACAAGGAAGAGCAGCAAACCGTACAACAGCCACAAACATCACCGCAGACAGCCTATGCGCCTGAAAATGGACAAGTTCTTACGATGGGCGGTAAAAGCCCTCAAAATCTGATGTATGACGGCTATGTTGAAGCAGGCGAAACAACAGGATTCCAAAACGGTGCTAAGGTCGGCAGTTAA